GGCCTCCACGTCATCGAACTCAAACGCCACGTAGACAATCATGGCTGGCCCTCCTCTTCCGGCGAGGCCTCTACCTCGCCGCCCCAGTCCTTAAAGTTCCCGTTGCGCTCATTGTTCGAGAATCCCTGAGCATACAGCGCGACCTCCGCCGCCGACATGTCCGCGACGCCAACCCTCGGACTCGAGTAAGTGTCACCGACAAAATAATGAGGCGCGAACGGCCGCCGATAATACGAATCGGCCGCCCCTCGATCATACGGGCCGCCGTGCCTCATGTCCTTTTCCGTCACATGCATGTTTCATTCTCCTGTATTGATTGAACGAACCGATATCCTATCGGATATCGGGCCATGGTCCAATTGTTTTTCACTATCGGACCACGGACCGCGATAGCCTAGTTTTTACACGTCTATGATTTCGGCCTCCCGATAATTCTCGCCCCGCGCCAACTGGTCGGCGGCGGCCCATAACCGAGTATTCATGCGGGTGTCATCCACTATCGAGCGCAAGCCCCGAGTGCTCGAGCGGCGGCCGGTCCGGTTGAGGTTAACCCCGCCCTTCGTGAGGTTTTCTTGAATCGTATTGAGAACGGCCCACAGGTTACGGCGCGAGTCCTCAAAACGGCGAGGCGTGAGCAGGTCTCGGGCATTCAGACCGGCAGGCCTCTCCGATCCCCACCGAATGGCGGCGGCGTGCTCGGCCAACTGGAACATCTCGCCCTCGGATAATTCGATCGCTTTGAACGTCTCGATCTGCAGGCTGAGCCCCGACACCCGCTCGATCAATTCGAGGGACTGGCGGCGGGCGTGCTCAACAGCATTCGAGCGATGCGGAATCGACACGGCGCCCATGGCCTTATCCGAAACGATGAGCCCATTCGCGCACACCATGCGGAACATGCCGAGCCACATCTTGAACCCGCTCGATCCATCATGAGAATTCAGCAGGACAACCTCCGGCAACGCCTCGCCGACGATCGTCGGGGCATAGTCGGGGCGGAATCGTAGAACGTGGCGAGTGTAATCGCGCTTACCCTCGATGCGGGTGAGAGACTGGCCGGCATACACCGGGACCAATCCGGCCGAGCGCAGGCCGTCGACTACTTCTCCGGTTGGCACGAACCCGTAACGCGAAGACACACCGGAAAACGGCGAGTCGACGAAAACACTGGGAACATGCCGAGCGAGTGCGTCATTGGTAAGGCCGGAATCGTTGCGGATGCTGTGATGTGCTGACATTTAAAAATCTCCTGTATCGGTTGGCAGGCCCGAACCATTCGAGCCATGTCGACAATTTATACAATACCGACTCACCAGTCAATCATTTTCGCAATTAGCCACACCAACAAAAAGGCCATTAGAAGCATGATCATATGGCGGCCCCCATATCGCCCACCACATGATGGCGGAGGAAAGAACCCGGAGGGAGCGAACGCGCGAATGCCCGGATCGCCTCCGCATCATCCGCCGCGCCCTTGTCTTTAGTGTTGCGCCACTGAATCGCCACCGGACCGCTCGAGCCATAACAGCCCCCAGTACCTGTACCCACCCGCTTCGCGCTCGGACCATGCGCAAAAAAGGCCACGACATACTCGCGATGAGGTTGCGCGCATATCGGATTCCCGCCGCCGCAATCAGAGCATGCGAACGAATCGGACAATTCCGCCGGACAGCGAACGAACCGAACGCCTTTATATTCCGTGCTCTTCCAGTCTTGATGGGGCAGGGCAACTACGGCCGGCCGGGACAAAGAAAAGGCCCGGACCGCCTCGTCCATCGAATCGCATGATGCATTGATGACCGTCTTTCCCTCTTCGGGGAGGGGCAATTGATCGGCCGAAAAGTGAGAGTACGTCCACGCCTTGCCCTGGCGGGGCACCGCATCGACCACGGCCCGGAGATAATCCGAATCCATCTCGGCCGCGCCGGATTTCCCACATGGCAAGAGCCCGCAGGTTTTGGGGCACGTGCCGAACACGTCCGCCGCGCCGGATCGATACGTAACAGCGATGGGGCCCGTCTTTTTATTACTGGACACCGCGACAGTCTTGAGCATTGCATTTTCTCCTGTATGAGTTGAGCGAATAAGATACCACAAGAATCACCGTTCGAACGCGTCGAGGAAATCATTCACCGCGTGCGCCACCGTCTCCGTCGAGGGATCGACTAGCAGGCCGCCGCGCCGGATTTCCTGCACGTCTTCCGGCGTGAGCTGATAGCCCTGCGAATCCGCATAAGCGATGACCTGCTCGTCTGAGGCCCCCTCGAGGGGCAAGAGGCCCAGCCCCGAGCCTTCCTCCACTTCGAAGCGAATGATGCGGACCCCCTCGAACGACTCCACGGTCTGATACGCCCCGGCGTGAGCGTCTAGCAACCGGTAAAGTTCCTCTGCCCTCATGATGAGCTCTCCGTCATGAGTTCCTCAGGCACCTCAACCTCATCGCCAAAACTGCTCGCGACGTAACAGCGCATAGCGGCAATCAACGGGGAGTAATCAAAATATCGAACGGCCCGACCGGGGGCGCTTGCCGTCCAATCCCCATTCTCGAACGTAAGCGAAATACCCTCCCGCTCAATAATCGGTCCGCCCTGGCCCCAATCGGTTGCCCACTTCCACATTCCCCAAACGGGCCCATCTACTTCAGAGTCAAACCCTTCGGCCTTAGTTACCGCCCAATCAAGGGCGGCTCCCGTGAGTTCGGATACCTTCATGCTGAGGCCCCCGCCGTGTCACGAAGCCATGCACGCAAGCGGGCGCCGTTCTTTTCCTTTTGGCTTTGGTGTATGTCCGCCTTCCAAACCATGAAAATGCCGTCGATGTATCGATGACCGTATTCAATCGCCTCGCGCTTAGTCTTGAATGAGGGACCGTCGATCTTCGCGGTGTTGGTGCCAACAAGCCATTTTCTTGCCATGCTAATTCTCCTGTATGAGTGGATAGTCTCGATATCTTATATGATAGTTTCCGCCATGTCAACCTAGGGAAAACACTAATGCCTCCTCGAGCTTGGCCCAGCCCTCGGCACTATCGGGCACCGTAACGTCCGGCGCGATATGGCCCATCGATAACTCTCTCGCCCTGTGAGCAGGATAGAGCCACACCTCCCTCTTCCTCGGTTGCCCATGGCTGACCACGATAAAGCAGGGATAGTCCGCATGCGCCTCATGAAAGGCCACCTGATGGGCGCTGAGCTTCACCCTCCCGCTCGCGGTTGCCACCTTCAACTCCGCCAACAAAAACTGCTTATTCAGAGACAAGACGCAGTCCGGGATTCCCAGGTTCACCCAGGACTCAACGCGCGTGATCCTCGTCTTCTTCATCCCAGTCTTCATCCTCCGATAAAAGGCTGTTTCCGGCTTCATCCAAAATCTCCTCTGCTGGTTTATCCACCTTGCGCTCGTGCTCAATCGATTTGACCACTTTCGCATCCTCCACATCCACCACTTGCGACGAGGCTTGATAGATCTTGCGCAACTCATCCAGCTTCCGCTGGACCTCTTCCTTGCTCATGCTGTCGATCGTGCCATGCCGGATTTCCTTGCGGTCCACATAGATCGTTCCCAGGGCTTGGCCCCTCCGATATTCAGCCTGCACTGCCGCTGACCATGCCCCCGCCTCGATCGCTTTATCCCGGATGAACATAAGATCCTGCATATGCTTTTCCAGGGATGTGCCATAACGGGCCGCTAGCTCCCTCTGGCGCCTCTGAATGAACGCCACCACATGGGGGTTAAGGTCCGGGTTCGTAAGCTTGCTAGCGATCGCATGGGCGGCTTTGGGAGGGTATCCCGCCTCTATGGCTGCCTCTCTCATGCTCATGCCCCCTGCGGCTCCCAGGAAGAGCTCTACGAACTTCACTTCCCGGTCCGTGAGCTCCTTCCTTCGCCTAGGGCTCAGCTTATGCACGTTGGGGTCATACGAGGCCACCCTGGACAGGGCCTTCTTCTGTCTCTCGTCCCGTTTTGGCACATCCTTCTTCGTCACCATTACATTCATCTCCCTATACGCTGAAAATCTATTTTTTCGATTTTTTTTTTTCAAAAAAATAGATTTCCAGACTACTCCCCAGAGCCGAAACGTTTTTGCATTACGTCTCTGTTTTCAGTGTAATGTAGTGAAATGCTCTGTAACCCTTATCCAATAAGGCTTATTACGTCATTACACTACATTACGGCTATTTCAAAAAAAAAAAAAAAAAAAAAAAAAAAAAATTTTTTAAAAATCAAAACATTCTCCTTCT